TAAAGCTTGGGGCAGAAAAATGAAAGCTTTGAGAAATAAAGGTAAAAGTAAAAAATCAACTAGAAAGGGAGGTATTAGAAAAACAGCCAGGAGAGCTTATACCAAAATTAAGACTAGACGAAAAGCTAATAAAGCTAAGAAGAATTCTAGTGGTAAGTTGAAATTAAAATCCATTACAGGTTCAGGTACTTTGAAAAAAGTAGCATTAGGTGTTGGCGGGGCAGCCATCGCCACAGCTGTGATTACAGCATTAGCACCTAATTCAACAATAGGCAAATATGCAGCACCAGCAGGTGCTTATGTAATGGGTGGTATTGAAGGTATTATCGGATCAATGGCATTATCTATGTTATCAAGACCAACAGGGAACGCTAATATGTCACCCGCTATGGAGGTTCTTTAATGGCAGTTCCAATAATGAGACAATATACAAGAGCTGCACCAGCAGTAGCGATTAATGTCTTCGCATTGGCTACCGACGACGTCACAGGTTTATCAGTACAACAATTAAACAAGGATAATTCAATTGTTGATTTCGTAAATGCAGTTCAACCTTTAACAACAGTACAATTTCAAACTAGACTTTTCGTTAATAATTTAGAAGCAGGCCCAACATTCTTTAGTTCTAACTCTGATCCTGCTTCTGCTGGCCGTACAGTTCCAGGACCAATAAATTTTAGTGTTGGAGGCGTTTCTGGAGGAAAACAATTAAGTTACTCTTCAGCACAAACTATTCTTGGTGGTGGGCTTCAAGCTTATCAATTTATTATAAAATACGCAAACATGTTTTAGAGGTTTTCAATAATGGCAACAGTCATACAAGGTTTTGAAGTTTTAACAAAACCTGCATCAACCGAAATAGAATCATTCCCAATTTTTATTACTGTACTTGCTGGTGCAACAATAAGAACTGTAACATTCCCTACAGAATTTAATGCTATTGCAATAAGTTTGCAAATTGAAAACCAGGATGCAACGAATGCTGCTAGTTATCGGTTGAATTCATCAACAGGTCCTATGATTAATTTACCGTCATCAAACTTTAGATCATTCTCTCAAATGAATATTGTTAGTGTGACGGTATTACCTGGAGCTGCTGGACCTGTTATTATTTCAGGTCAAATGGCAGCTATGCCAAAATCAGAATATTTGGGGGCATTATAATTTTGCCATTCACAGGAGGATCATCAGGACAAACTGGCGTAAGTGCACATACCCATGACAGCTCAGTTGGTAACGGTGGCAATCTCTCAAGTACAATAACAAATCTAAACGATGGCAGTCTATTGGGTATGATGGTGGCTGTGGGATAATGGCATCTGGTGACGTTTTCGCAAATTTAAATTTTGATGTGACGGATGGTTCAATTGTGACTGTGCAACCAGCTGTCGGTGTACAGATTTGTGTTACTTTTGTGAGTTGTCAAAATAACGCATATCTTAGTTTTGGCGGTGAAAATTCTACAGGTCAATTGTCAGATGGTTTTACAAGTGGGTTGAATGGAACTGGTGCAAGGAATGTTAGTATGGCACAAATGGATCAAAGCTGGAATATTAAATTGTTCATCAATAATTCGCAGTATTTGTATTTCAGATGTAGCGATACAACAAGAGATTTCGCTTATTCGGGAATAGAGATATGATCAAAGAAAACCAAATCAGAGATAATGGAATAAAATTGGCTAATGAAATTCGTGATGATTCATTAAAAAAATTATGTAAAGAGTTTGATAATAATAAAAAAATAATTACGTTAGATAAAAAAGGAAAAGAAATAAAAAGTAAATTCGATTTTTTAAATATAATCCGTTCTAGTTCTGGTGAATTACAAGGATGGGAAATTCATTATAAAAAAATATGATTTCTAAAATCAAGATAGCAGCCGTTATCGGATCAATAATTGCACTCTTAACAGTTTTACAATCTGTATTAATTTAAAAAAAGAAAGAAGGTTAGATGTAATATGGTTGAGGTATTGGGAATTGAATTTTTTTGTGATACATGTCGGCTTTATGTCGTAAGATGATGTGTTTAATGATGTATGTTTCCCAAGAGAATGTTCTCCTACAGAAGTTGCAACAATATTTCAAAGTCGTTCCCCGCAGTTTTTGTGTGGACAAAATCTATAATTTCTTGCAGCTCTATTTGAGATAAATTTACCACACTTTGAGCAGGTGGCGTGTCCTTTCTTGGGCACTTGTAGCTTAAAGAGCAGCGTCATCATGGAGTCCAAAGGCAGCAATATACAATCGGTTGGTCCTATGGTTCTTGGCCTTATGCAGCTTCAAGTCTTTTACTTTATGGAAAATCTTTTGGCATATTGAACATGCAATAATCATTCTATATCCTCGATTCCACATTGGATCATTATTTTCTCTACCTGTCTTTTTGTTTCTGGATCGTTTATCATTTCCTCAAAGCATGGCTCACAATACCAATTTTTTTTGCCAATTTTTATACAGTAGTGAATGTTGGTGCAACGGCTGCAGATTTGTTTTTCGGTTTCTAACATTATTATCTAATCTTCCTTATCCTTACATCTAACTTTGTTTGTCAATTATAATTCACCCAACATCCATGCGGAAATTTGTAATTAATTAAGCACACTTAATTAATCCCCAGCATTAAGACAGTGCTACCTATGACACTTTCGTGTCATAGGCAGAGGAATTTGTAATTAATTAAATTCTTTTTCTGAATTCGAGGAAAAAAGCGTTCGTAGTCACTAAGTAACAAGTAAGGTGTGGGGGGTGCCTGTAAGGGCTTACAGAAGCAAATATTAAGTAAATGTAAAGTAAAGAGAGGGTGATTGAGCAATACTTACCTGTTTTTATCATGGTTTCAATTATTTGTGCTAGCTTCGGTGCTGTTATTGTTACCAGGAATTTTAGTAGAAGTTCACCGATTAGTAATAAAATTAAAAGACAGTATGATATGTATATTTCAGACCTTGAATCAACCAATAAGAGGTTAACAGGTAGAGTCAACCAGGCTAAAAAGTCAATATCTATTACTCCAGATGAAGCAGAAGATCCCTTTAGTGCAATAGGTAGTATCATAGAACAGATTGCACCGCAGCTTCCAGCTTCAATAAGACCACTTTTAAAGAACAAGTCGGCAATTTCGCTTATTGAGAATTATATCAAGTCCAACCCAGATGCAATTAAATCAATTGTGGAAAAATTCACCAGGCAACCAGGCAACAACACAAAAGGCTCGCCAGCAGTTGAAGAATCAACCCTGTAAGACTTGCGAGGACACAATAACAAAAATACCTACAGGTCAAGTAATTACAAACGATGTAGGATCTAGCGGTGTTGAGAAGTTTATGCTGCATGATTGTCCAACCTGTAAAGGTGAAAGGTTTTTGTATGACTAAGATTAATTTAATGGATGGTAATCACAAGCCTACTTTCTAAGATTGTACCCCTTGCTGCGGTAGGTTTGGGAATTGCCTTTCTAGCTAATGTCTTAACTAAACCAGGTCACGCATCCGAGTCTGCAGGTGCATTAGGTCAAACTTTAGGTGCTTTCGGTAGTGGTCTTGGCAGTTTGGGTGGGGGTATTAGTGGGCTTTTAACAGGAATTGGTCAGGGTTCAGCTAAATTACTAGATCCATTATTTTCATTAAAGACATTATTTTACGGTGATGATTCAGTAAATACAATCTTAGAAGAACAAACAGCAACGGCATCAAATACTACGAGAAGTAATCCCGCAGTTAATACTGCATCAGATCAACCAGGTGTTACACCAGAAACAGCAGTAACGGCCACAAGTACAGCAGATGAAAGTGGTGGATTCACACAAACAACAACATCAACAGGCCCAGCAACCGTAACAAGTTCTGGTATAACAAGTAGAGCTTTTGGAAGAGCTACGAGGTTCGGATAACATGAAGAAAGGATCAGCTAAAGCTAAAGCTTGGGGCAGAAAAATGAAAGCTTTGAGAAATAAAGGTAAAAGTAAAAAATCAACTAGAAAGGGAGGTATTAGAAAAACAGCCAGGAGAGCTTATACCAAAATTAAGACTAGACGAAAAGCTAATAAAGCTAAGAAGAA